CAATAATGTCCGTCCGCACACCTTGTCTTGGCGTGGGAGGACAGTAGTTGCTTGTATATAGCGAGCATCCATAACGTGGATGCCGCCGTATTAGGCGATTTCTTGATACTTAACGCCTTTAACGGTTACTTTGCGGTAGTCGCGATTGACACCCTTATCGTCAATACTCTTGAGGATATATTGAATCGTGGCGTAAGTAAATTGAGTTCCAATTAAAGGAAGCGTATCAGTAGCTAACAAAGTGCCGTCCAGAGTCACTTCTTTTCGGCGGTCATCAACGCGGTTCGTTACAACCGTGCCTGCGGCTCCGGTTACTTCCACATCAAGGGCCAAGGATTGAGAAATGTCATCCGATTGAACCGTCATGTAGGTAATAGAACCAGAATCTCGTAATCCGTAAAAGTAAGCAACGCCGTATTCAATAGGTGATCCTGTGGCCATAGTAGTTTATAAATTATGCCGTATGTCAAGGGGATGGGGGTAGCATCGCAAAACAGGTAAAATCAACCGCATTACCATAGCGACGTTGCGACATTCCTTCCTCATCATTGGTAATCCAAATATCGTAAAGCATCCCTTGCGATGGGCTTGTCCAAAGGGCTTGAACGGTTGCGCGGTCACACATTAAGTTTTTTAAGGTTTGGACGCGGTTACGATGGGTATCCAGGGTATCATCGTCCGCGCTGGAATAGACATAAGCTTTAATAGAAACGGTATAATTGCCGTTATTATGCGAACCGAGGGCGGAAGGGGCTTGGGAGTTTTCGGCGTAGATAATGACCTGGGGCAAGGTGCGGACTTCGTTGGTAATACCTTTATGCACCGATACGCCGGTCATATTGGATGCGAGATAAGCCGAAAACTTATCCTCAATAATGCTTCGGATGCTCTGGAACGGAGGGGTTGTCATTGAATAGAAAAAGGTTCGGTTTTACGGCTTTGAGAAGCAAGGGTGTTTAATCGAAGCATGGCCTCGAAAATGCGTTGTCCTTTGGCTCCGTTGGCTTTGACCATATTGATAGCAATATCGTTGCGAAGGGCAAAGTGGCGGTGATTCATCGCGGCATTTACAGCATACCATCCTCCATCATGCCGTTTTGCGATGCTATTACCAATTTCTACATAATATGGGCTACGATCAAGAAATTGCCAAAGGTGACCGGTGCTACTGCCTTGTCCTTCAATCCAAGCGGCCGAAGGCATATATCCAAGTCGCTTGCCACAATAATACCAACCGGATTTTAACTTACCTACCCGCAAAGATACTTTACGCATATAACTTTTAACAGCTTTCCAATTATCAACAAAAGCTATTTCTTCCATCGCTTTGGCTTGTCCGTTATAAACGCTTGTCCGAGTTTTTTTACTAATATAGTAATTTGGTTCGCCACGTCGCCATTCGTGATAAGTTTTGATTTCTCCGCTTACTCCGTCTTGAGCATCAACAATATACTTAGCGCGGACATTGGATTGTCCAGATTTAGTAGATTCAACCCTCTTAAAATATTCAAAAGTGCTTTCTGTTACCATACCGCTTTTCTTAATTAAATCAAAAATCCATTGAGGATAATGCGGTTCCGGTAATTGCATTTTCTCATTAGCCCATAATTCAAATATACGAGGATTACCCCATTCCGCAATCTGAGCAGGGGAAGCGTTATGCAAGGGAGCAAAAATACTATAAATATCACGTTCCGTGGCGGCGCGACCTTTATCGCGGGCTTGTAAACCAAAACCGCCTTCGCCCCCTTTGTGAACCGCAGCTTCTTTACCAGAAAAGGGAGGGGTGAAGTTGCATAAGTCTTGGCAAAGCCACCGAGCATTGTCCTTAATGACCATCGGCAACGCTTTGTTAAACAGCTTTGCGTATTCAAGCAACAGGTTCGTCAATTCCTTGGCATCTACGCGGACATTTCGAGTGGCCACGACTCCATAATTCACCCCTTGCTGAATTCGCCCGCGTAGCTGACCAGGATAAACGATTTGTGGCATTATTGAGTGAGCGTTTGAACCTTAACAATATACCAAGCGGAAGGGGGACGGTCGATCACCGTCATAATCCGGTATTGGCTACCATTGTAATTCATAATATTGCCATAAACAAAGTAAGTCGGATTTGCGGTCACATCCGTTTTCAAAAACTTGGCATCAAACGACGCATGGTTCACAAAACCGCCGGTTTCAATGTCCTGCATGACCGAGGGCGGCGTCAATAAGGACGCAAATGCCTTTGGAGTGCCATTAGAGCCAATTTGAACGGTTACTTGCTTAGGAATCTCCCCCAAGATTTCAACAGCGTCTAAAGCCCATTCTGAGGGTAAATCTGCCATACAATTTGCCGTATGTCAAATAAAAGGGCCGCCCCTGGCGTTGAGGCGACCCTTTAGCATTTTCGCATTGGGGGCGATACCACCCCCGAAATGATTACGACGTGAACGCGATGCGTTGGAGAGCGTTGGGATTACCAACAGCCGAACCAACCAACCATAAGGCGCTCATGTGATGCTGGCCTTCCTGCCAATTATAGTAATAACGCAGAGCGAACGAGAACTTGGAATCTGGATCTTCCACGACCATTTGCTCGCCACCACCGGTCGTAGGAGCCGCTGGAACACGAGTGACGATTACAAGTCCTTCTTTGCACGATGCCACACCGTTCAAGTATTCCGTGCCAGCTTGGCCGAGGCCAGAGAAACCATTATATTCGCTAACCGAGAAGCCATGCAAGCGCTTGTCGATTTGGTTATTTTGGATAACGTCCGAAACACCGTAGGAGTAGGTTTGAGCCACAGAGGGGTCTTGAACTAATTGACCCATAGCGTCGGGGCTAAGGAGTAACTTGCGACCTTCGTGGGGCAAATTAGATTTGGTGAGGTTCGTGGCGGCGTTAGCAATCGCAACGCGGTTGAAAGAAGCTTTAGCGCCAGAGTAAGCGGCGGTTGCGAAATTCGCAATCGTCACTTTGTTTAACACATCGTCGAACAAGCTCTTTTGCACAGCGTTGGCAATAGGAGCAAAAAACAAACGGCGTAAGCGTTCCAGGGTCAGCGTAGAAGCTTCATAATCGGTGAAACCTACGTCCACATATTTGAGATCAGTAACCGTGACAGGAACATCGGTCGAAACAGCCGAAGCCGAAACGAAACCAGCGGAAGGGTCGAACACCGAAGCGGTGAACGCCGAAGCGTAGCGGGTGTGAACCGTAGTGCCGCGTTCAGCAACGAGGTTGCCGAAATCAGTTACTGCGATTTCAGTCAGAGGAACCAGCTGTGGAACGAGCGTTCGTAAGCTTTCTTCAGCGACGAGTTGGAGTGTTAATCCACCAATACTATTAGACATATTTTTTTAGGTAGTTAGGGTTGAGAGAGGAAAAAATTACAGGCCCGCTTGACGAAGAATAGCCGTGCGGTTTTTATTGTAGAATTCGGAAGCGGCCTTAGCGTCCTTTTGCTTGAGAGCCGTCCATTCCAAAACTAAATCTTCATCAGACTTTGCTTCGGTGGATGCTTGAGCAGGATTAACTTCCAAGGGTTGCACACCTACGGAGGCGGCAATAACGGCGGCTTTCTTTCCGGCGCTTTCCTGGGAAGCTTTAATTTCGCTTAACGTTTTTTCGGCTAAAGCAACTTTGTCGGATGCTTCGGCGAGTTTCGCGGTTAATTCTACAATCGTGCCTTCCTTTGCAGAAAGGGCATTGGTCAATTCTTCGACCTTGGCATTAACAGCCGACAATTCGGCAACTTTGGCTTCCACTTCGGCGGTCTTGCCGGTGAAAGCTTGTTTCAACGAATTAAAACGTTCTTCAAATGTCATAATTTATGCCAAGTGTCAAAGGCCACGCTTCTTTTTATTATCTGGATCGGTTTCAATCGGGGCAGAATTACCAATATCTTCTTCCTCAATTTCACCATGATTAGGGTCATCAGAATCATCGGATTCTTCGCCTTCTTCGCCTTCGTCGCCTTCATCCGATTCCTCCGCTTCATCCATTTCATCCTTTTCCTTCTTTTTTTTCTTTTTCTTTTTTAAGTCTTTACCTTGTTCGGGGCTAACATCGGCTTTGGCTTCCGCGCCATGACCATACTTTGCACCAATTTCATGGCCATTTTCCATCAATTCAAATGCCTTGGCTACATCCTCGCCAATGTAGGCAAAAACGTCGTCAAGGGAGTCCATAATGCCAGAAACCAGCATTTTCTCCGCGGCTTTCTTGCCATTCCAAGTTTGACCCTGCATATCGGCTTCATCCGCATAGGTGCGAACCGATTTAACCGCGTCGATAAACCAGCGGTGGACTTCGGCCACATCTTCCTCGAAAAGCTTATGCTGATCGCCGGTCATTTCGGTTCCAGGATAGCCGGCGGCCTTTGCCCAACCGCTTTTAATCAAATCTACTTCGACACCTTCGGCTTCATACGCTTTCTTGGTCTTTAAGACCATGACATATACGCCGATGGAACCTACTACGCTGGATTCGGTGCAATAGACTTCATCGCATTGGCTCATCAACCACATTGAACCAGAGCAAGATTGACTCTTGGTGAATCCAATCGTGCGCTTAGTGGAATTCTTAATCTTGCGAGCCAATTCTGGGATACCGGTAACGGAACCGCCCGGGGAATTGTATTCCATGACAATCGTATCAATCGCTTCATCGGCTTCCGCGTCTTCAAGCATTTCTTCAATCTCTTGAACGTCCACGGAACCCATCATGGATTCAATTTCGGTTAAATCCGCACCTAAGACACCCTTCACCGGGATATAGGCCACGTT